TCTTAGCGCGTGTGTTGGGAACCATTGAACCGAGAATGGAGACAAGCTCACCGATGAGAATACCCTGCTGCGCCATGACTAACACCTTAGCCCGGTCGCTCTTAGGTCCGAAGTCACCATAACCCACCGTACTCATGGTGGTGAACGCAAAATAATATGGGTCGACTGGGCTTTCGAAGCCGAACTCCTTGGGATCCATACGACTGTAAAGAAGTCCGAAGGCTAGCGTGATTGTTGCTAAAAACATAAAATTGTTCAGAGGTGAAAGACCCATTTGTAATATATTATTACACTGAGATTTTTTCTATTGAATCCATCCGCCCTATATCATTACTCCTCCTTCTATTTGAATTCACGGTACTAAAAGCCCCCAGCCATCTGGAAACTGCGCGTCTAGAACCAGTGAGTGATGAAGCATCATCGTGTACGAGGATACTCAATCCGTTACATACATCGGGTTTATTCTCTTTATCGGGGAACTGGACCAAGAAAGCTTGAATAGTAATAGCTGGTATATCTGGTGAATCGTCGAGAAGTTTGTCGTAATCTTCCCTACATTTCATGATGAATTCAACCACGTTATCACGGTGTTTAACATCAAGAGAAAGTTCCATGTCAATGCTTCTATAGAGTTTAGACCATTGTATGCACTGTGCAGAGTGTGCTTCTGAAAGACTTAAACTTTGACTAAATTTACTGATAGATGTAAGTATTCCCGCTAGGACGTTTAAGAATGCAAAAAAGTACTGAATTATCATAATGTTATTTTTGGTTTCATCTGAAACCCCATCATTTCCACTTGGATTTAGCACTGCAAAACCACCTACACCAGTTATACTCGCTATAACTATACTCGGGTAGGCTAACCAGTCGTTCTGTTTCTTATAGAATAGGCGTGCGTGATTGTGCAACCAACGGTATCCGGCCGCCTTTTCCGCCCATTTTATAAGCAACTTTTCTTGTTTTTCACACCATTCACACTGTTCGTCTTGTTTAACACTCATATGGTCTATTAATAGCCTGGAAGATAATTCTCAAGTTCTGGTTCCATTTCTGATACCCACCACTTTTTTTTCACTGAGTCCCATTTTGCACCCAATGATTTAACGCGATCTTTATCACTAAAGGGAACATTCAAATAAATACATTCTTTCACTGGTGTATTCATATATTTCTCAGCTTCTGGTCGAGTTTTAAAAGACTTGTAGACCGCACCTGGATACTCATCAATTTGTGTTTTAGCCTCACCCCATGTGATGTAAATACCGGGAATGTGTCCTCGAACGACACTGTAAAACTTTACAGCTTTCGTTTTAGGGGTTCCACCTGCAGCTTCGTAAGCTAATGTATCAACTTCTTCATTTTTAGGATCTCCATTGTGTGCTTTTACCCATTTCCATTCTACAACTTTCAATTTATTACGCACTTCATCTATATCAATCCACAGCTCTTTATTTTTTACAGGTGTACCTGTGGAAGTTATCCAGTCGTTCTTTTTCCAGTTTATAATCCATGCGCTAATACCATTCTTCACATATTGACTATCCGTGAATATACACACTTCTTGAATATCCCTCTTCAAACATTCCTCGAGGGCTTTGAAAATAGCAGTCATCTCCATTGCATTATTGGTGGTATCAGGCTGTTTACCAGATAGTTTAAAGTCATCACTAACAACACCCCATCCACCACGTCCAGGATTTCCGAGACAACTTCCATCAGTGTAAATTTCATACATAGTTACTTATTGGTTTTATCCTTATACTCTGAAGCTTTCTTAGGTGTTTTACATATGACATCACCACAATGATCCCTATTCTGATACACAGAGTTTATGGACGTTGCTACCTCACTACAAGATTTTAGGGACCAGCGTCCTAACATAGGTTTTTCCACTTTAACGAAAAGTTCAAAGACTTTCTTGAACATTATCTATATTGGGAGGGATGTATTTAAGTGGCTTATCAGGTTTGAAAAAATTATTAAAGGGGCACCCTTCACAACGTCTGTGACGTATCGCACATGTGAGTGCATCAGCGTTCTTGATACAAGGTTCTTTCACGGATTTTTTCCGTTGTCGATAGGTTCGTCGTCGTCGAAGGGTGTAAATAAGGATTGGGGTTTGACCTAGAGCTAACATATACAAGACTAAGTGTTATCGTTTTTAAATAGCATTATCCGTGCAATTTAAAAATGATTGTTTTATATATTTTTTACTATCAAACGAATATTTGATACTTAGTTGCTGAAAGCCAAACCACCCATTCCGCTTTGAATGCGGAGGACGTTGTAGTTCGTGGCGAACATGTGCATGTTGGTCGCGTTGTTGGCAGTGTTCATGGTGACAGCCACCTGCGCGTTATCGATGCGCGAGAAGTTGCAGGTACCAGTGGGTTGGTGCTCCTCGGGCTTGAGCGCGAAGGAGTACGAGTACACACCTGGGTAGGGGCAGCCAGTGTGGTGGTTGAAGGATTGCACCTGGTTGAAGTACTTACCCTTTTGTTCCTTGAATCGGTCTTGACCGTTGAGGATGAGCTTGAAGGTGCTGAGGGGGCCGACAGCCTCTTCAGTGAAGGACTTGCTACCACCGACACCGTTACCGAGGGCAAGCATGGGCGCACCGAAGGTGGAGGGCGAGACAACGCAGTTGGAATTCAATGATTCAACGTTGGACACCATCTTGATGTCCGCGGCGGTGGACGCAGTGGTGAAGTTCCACAAGGTGGACGCGGTGGTGGCAACGTTGGAGAAGCACCACACCAGTTCCTTGACGGGGTGGTTGTACGAAAGGCGGACCTGCTTGGTGGAAGCAGAGTCAACAGTGTCGGTACCAGTGTGCTGGACCTGCTCGATCAGGTATTCATGACCCTTCTGGGCGAAGCGGCGACGCTCTTCGGTGTCCAGGTAGATGTAGTTGGCCCACACCTTGAACACGGAGGTGTTACAGTAGGTGTTGAAGTCGGACGCCAGGTCGATGTCAACGCGGACCTCGTGGTACTGGAGAGCAATCAGGGGCAAGTACAAACCGGGGTTGCGGTTGAAGAAGAAGAACAGGGGCAGGTAGACAGTCTTGCCGATCGCCGCAGTGGTCATCTTACCGTAAGAAGCCTTCTTGGCCGAGTCCAAGTAAAGCTCCGAGTACAAACGCCACCACTTTTGGTAGTGTTTGTCGATGCGCTGACCACCGATGGACAGCTCGACGTTGTTGACCGCACGCTCGGCGACCCAGCACGAGGCGGTGTTAGTAGTCGCCTTGGACTCGAGTTCGATGTACATGTCACCGACAAGGTCACCGTTACGAGCGACAGTCACAGACACGCGACCGGAGTTGGCGGCAGTACCGTTGACGGTCTGCTCGATGTTCTCCATCGCGAAGTTAGTGTGGCGCTTGTATTTCGCCTGGAAAAAAGTTACTTCTGGGTTACCGGTAAGGTAAACGTCTTGGGCGCCATAGGCGACGAGTTGCATGAGACCACCAGCCATTTTGAGAGTTGTTGTACTATATACAGAGAAATTAATTTTAGGTAAACGCGCATATTTTGATTTTGATTTTTCTCAGTCTATGTAAAATGTCGACACAGCCTGATGAAATTGAGAACGAAATCGAGGAGGGTGAGGTTGTCACAGATGATGAACTTTCCATGACCGAGGAAGATCAGGAAATTGATTTCGATGAAGAGGATGAAGAGGGTTTGGATATCGCAGGACTCATGACATCTTTAATGGCGACCCCTGATGGCGAGACCGTATGCTCTGCTCTTGTGACTATCGGTCAACAACTTCAAACACAAAACAAAATTCTTGTGAAAATTTTGAGTGAGATGAAAACTGCTTAGAGGAAAAAATATACTATAGTTAAATGGAGTCCACTCACTTCATCGATAAGGAACCCAACAGGTATGAAGCACTCGCTGAGTTGCAGAAACAGAAAATCCAATCGATGAATAGTGAACAGGTTATGGATACAGTAAGTAAGTTTGAACTTCACTGGGACCTACGAACCGAAGATTATAGAAACGCTCGCGAACTTGGATATCGACAGTACATCCACAAAGATAATTGGGATGAGAACAATAATCCTATCGCTGAGCGAATCGATATCCTGGCAATCAAGGGAATTCGAGAAAAACAACGACGTTTCTTAGTCGAACTTAAAAATCATGTAGCCGAACTTAAAACTGAAAAAAAAGAGGAATCTGATGATGGTATCACTATCCTGAAGCGAGTCAACAATGTTTTAAAACAATTGACCGATGGGTATGAAAATATACGAAGACATTATGTGTCTTATGAACGCGTAGTTAATCCCACTGCACTTCCACAAGTGAGTGCAAATTCAGATCCATCCACGATGGACGAAGATGAGATTGACGAGTGTACACCTTACCAGAAGTGTCTATTGTATACACTCGACGAACTTTACAAAAGTGGGTACCGTCGCTACAAAGGACAGTGTTGTGAACAAATCAAGACGATTGATCGAAACGGGACGCGTGCCTGGGTTCCCAAATTTGAGATTAAACAGTTTGTCTATACAATCGCACAAAAGGATGACAACTTCAAGAACTGGAAGAACTTTACGAGTAGAGGTTCCGTGTTCCGTGATGTTGTCGATAACATTTCAACCTGTGTGGATCCACAGTTCCCTGAGATTATCAAGAGGCGTCATGTCTGGTCTTTTAAGAACGGTGTCTTTGTTGGTAAGGAATGGATTCCTGAAAGGGGTGCGCATGAATGTCGATTCTATCCGTATGAGAGTCAGGAATTCCGTTGCCTGGATCCGACGATTGTCGCCTGTAAGTACTTCGATCAACAGTTTGACGATTTTGCTCATCTCGAGAACTGGCAAGACATTCCAACCCCCCACTTTGACCAGATCTTACACTATCAACAGTTTGATACAGAAGTATGTAACTGGGCGTATGTCATGG